ACCACACGCTTGCTGCTGCGCGCGAGCTTGGCATCCCGGTCGTATTTGATGTTGAGGATGACTCCGAGGGCCTGACTGGCGAGGAGCTGCTTGATGCCCGCTATAACGATGGCGACTACTACAACGTCGAGACCAGCGACCCCATGAGCTACATTTTCGACCTGATCTGGTAAGGAGGTCGCAAGATGCGAAGGAAGTACAACGACTGCCAGCGCGAGGACGGGGATTGCACCGCCTGCTCGCTGGTCAACTATGGGAGAGACTGTCATAACCGCCCGATCACCAAGCTGGAGTGGGCGCGCCGCATGGCGGGTATGACGCAGACGGAGCTTGCCAATAAGTCCGGCGTCAATATCCGTCAGATCCAGCGCGTGGAGATCGGCGAGGCCGAGGCGGGCAATCTGACTGCGCGCAATCTGCTTGCCATTGCCGACGCGCTGGGCGTGGATATGAGGGATCTGATATAGTGGGTACGTATGATCTAACAGGGCAGGTCTTTGGACACTGGACCGTTCTCAGGCCCGCTCCGCCGGATAAGCATGGGCGGGCAAAATGGCTTTGCCGGTGCGATTGCGGCAAGGAGCGGATCGTGACTGCCGACAATCTCCGCCGCGGGGCCAGCACGTCGTGCGGTCACGGGAGGGGCGGGAAAACGCGGAAGGACTTGAGCGGGCAGCGATTTGGGCGGCTAACCGTGTTGGGCTATGCGCGCTACTCCCCCACGGGCAATAGTGCGATATGGCGATGCCTCTGCGACTGCGGGAGGGAGACCGAGGTGTCCGGCAGCAATCTCAAGACCGGACACACAACATCCTGCGGATGCGCTTTGGGGGAGGCCCAGCAGGCGGCAGACTCCCGGGTCGAGGCTCTGAAAAAATCGCCGTTGACCGGCCCGTATGAGACCAATATCCGGGCAAAATGGTATCGGGTATCAAACGGGAGCCATGAGTGGGAGATCAAAAATCTGGCAAAATTTGTGCGGGATCATGCGGAGCTGTTTGGCGCAGATCCAGATGACGACTATGATATTAACCACACGGCAAAGATGCTGTATGGAGCGTCATACGTTCCCTGCCGATGGCATGGTTGGATGGTTACGCAGTTTGATCCCGAGGAGGCAAAAAATAAGGACGTACCCGATTAGGGTACGTCCTTATTTTGTCCGTCGGCAAGCTTGCGGTAAGCCCGCCGGCGGAGCTTGGCGAGACCGTCCACGCTCATGTGGAGCTGGGCGGCGACCTGCACGAGGGATCGCCCCCGCACGTCACACTCGATGAGGCATGCCATCTCATCGGGTGGCAGGTCGTAGGATTGGATATAGGCTATGGCCCGGTGCGGGGCCATCGAGGAGAGCTGCGCGCGGATCGCTCGGTGCTGGGTGTCCATAGGCACACACGAGGCTTGCAGAGCGCTTGCGCGGGGCGGCGGTTGCAGCCGTCGCCGCCCGTCACTCCTTCCCGTGTCAGAGTCTGACACGCTTATTTCATGGCGGCGAGTTTCCGGATCAGCTCGCCGCCGTACTTATAGGCGGCGAGGTAATCAAGGGTTACGTCCTCCAGACCGGCGCGCGCCTTGAGCTGCGCGCGGTAGTCCGGATCATACTCGGGGCGGTAAGCGCCGAGCACCAGCGAGAGCTTGCGCTTTCGGCGGTAGACGCCGTCGCCGTTGCTCTGGCTGCCGGCGCTGCCGTTGGAGGTGTTGCCCTCGATCGCGGTAACGTACTTTCCGCTGACGCTCTCGCAGATCCCGGTATGATCCGTCTTGACGTCGTTGCCGGGGAAATCATAGATCAGGACGTCGCCGGGCTGGTAGTCCTTTGTGACCCAGCGCCCCTGACGCTGCGCCCACTGCATGAGCTGAGAGCACGAGGCGCACTTGCCGCCGCCGTAGAATAACGACGGCGCGGTCTGGCGGAAGACCCACCAGACGAAGATCATGCACCAGTAGACGCCGTCCATGCCGTAGGCCTTGCCGTACTTGGTGCGGTTGCCGGGCTGCTCGACCGTGCCAATCTCCTTCGCCGCGACGGCGAGGATATCACTTGCCGCCGCCATTGGCCGCCTCCCTGTTGTAGGCATCGGTGCTCACCTTGATGAGGGCACCGATAAAGACCACGATAGCGTTGATGGTGGTCGAGACCTCCTGCTCATACGGCCAGCCCCACACGCCCGCGAGGGATGAGTAGAGCACGGCGCTGGCGGGCAGGACGATCATGCAGAGCCACTTAAGGGTATCGTAGACGCGATTGTTAAGAGTCAGAGTCATTTTGGTTATCCTTTCCGGCCTTTCGGCCCGCAATTTTGTCGGCGATCGCAATGACCGCCGTGAAGCCACACACAATGCCGCCCGCACCGAGGACGTACTCAAAGAGCGCATCCCACTGCCAACCGTTTATCGTGTACACAATGAGCGTGTAAACGATGAAGGCGGCGACAAAGGCGGCAGCAATGGCAAGTATTTTGTTGCGTGTCCGCATGGATTTTGAGCGCCGCTTGCTCACGACAGCACCTCCCAGTCATCGATCTCGGACTTAATGCGATCGATAAAACTGTTTCCGCCGAGGGCCTTATAGCCCCGATAGAGATAGAGGAAGTCCTCAAGCTCATACTGGCGGATCGTCTGGCTATCGCGGTGCTTGTAGTACGTGTGGAGCATGTCGTGCCGCAGCTGACACTTGAGCGCGTCGGTCAGCTTGTCCAGCCCTAAGAGCTTGTTGCGGATCGGCTTAATGAGCATGGCCAGCGCGGCGAGGATCACGGTGATCTCCGAGCAGACCGCGGCGGCCGTGGCTAAGTTATCCATAGGCATCTCTCTTTCCGCCGCCCGGTCAGCGGCTGTGTATTGCACGAGAGCAAGTCGGACTCCCGTGCGGGGATATTACTCTGCGTTATCGCTGACGGCCATAAAATACTGGCCGATGAGCTCGTGCGGGAGGTACTGGAGTGTTACCTTGCCGCCGGACGCCTCGCCCGTGCGGGCGCAGCGGTAGACCTTGCCGTCCTCCGGGTCAAGGTAATGCTTGCCGTACTCGTACTCCATGCCGCGGCTCGCGGGGATGGGGTCATCCAGAGTGCCCGCATGGGTGACGTCCACGACCGTCCAGAGCGCGGGCGTAAGCGAGGGGTTCCAGCCCTCCTGCGCGGTATGCGCCTGCGCGCAGCGGTAGAGCAGGCCCGTGAGCGGATCGCGCCGGAGCTGGCCGACGGTGTAGGCCGTGCCGACGGCCCAGAGGTCAAAGACGTCCGGGTGCTGGGCGGCGGTGTTGTCGTCGAGCACCTGCGTCTCGCAGAGCGCGGCAAAGGCCGCGATGCTGATGGACTGGACGGTGAGCAGATCGGCGGTGCTTGGAGGCGTGACCGGCTCCGGCTCGCCGTCATCGATGATCTCGTACTCGCCGTTGTATGCCTCGGTCTTGGCGATCTCCTCGTTGGCCTCCGAGTACGGAGGGCACTTGACGATGATTGACTGCACCATATTCGGCTCGTCCTGCGTGCCGGTATTGACCTCTGTACAATACTGATATTTGAGTCTCTTCATTTTTTGCTCTCTCCTTACTCATCCGTTTTTACATATCTCATTAGAGCATAGCCATAATACGATGACCAGTCTCCGCCTGTGTAGATTATGACACGCGCGCCGCTAAGTGAGCCGCTTAACCTGATTTGGCCATTATCGATAAACGGCATCGTGTTTTGCCAGCCTGCAAGGCCATCGTCCAAGTTCATCGCAAAATATTGGTCGCTGACTACTGTGCGCTTCCCGACGGACATATCGGAGCCAAATATGGAATAGCTTGAGTTCCCGGCCGTCGCAGACAGCTTGCCGAGAGCAAAGACCTGCGCATACACCGGCTTGCCGAGATATCGCTCCGTGGTGCGGTACTCGCGGCCAGTCTGCATGGGAGGGTTGACCCACTCCCACGGGTATATTTTTGCCCCAGGCCCCGAACCATAAATTGTACGTCTCAACACAGTACCATGTAGGTTACTATCAGTTGGGTCAAATGCCTCTTGGAGGCAAGTCTGACCCATTGCAGACACCCGAATGAGAGATGCATAAGATGCTAACTCGGTCGGAAGCGTTCCTTGGGGTGGATTATCCCTGTTATATTGAAACCACCCGTTCGTCATCAGAGTGTCCAGATTGTCAGCAGATGTCAGCATTTTCGCGTCGCCGCCCAGTCCGTACCCGCCCGGCGCGGCAGCAATATTGTTCCTTGCCTGCGTCTGCTGGGCGGCGGTGAGAGACTGGGCGAGGTCGTAGCGGACGGCCTTACCTGCAGCGGTGATACCGGCGTCGATCTCCTCGCCGGAGTACTGGTGGATATAGTCATCATCGGACATGCCGAGGATGGAGTTGAGCTGCGATTGCAGCGCGTTGATCTGAGCTTGCAGCTCGTCGGTTGTCGGCATTGAGATCCCTCCTTATACGATGCAGCGGCGGCCGAGCCGGTCGATGCGCCACTTACTGTTTTTATCCCGCGCCCAGCCGGACTTGACGGTCGTTGCGCCGTGATAATAGATGATGATGCAGCCGTCGGCGCCCTCGCCGCCGTCCGAGCCCTGCCCCCGCTCTGCCTGCTCAAGCGTCACGTTGAGCACTGGCGTCGTGCTCTGGGAGGCATCACTCCGCCGGCTCGCGGATGCGTAGGTCGGCCAGCCGTATTGTCCGCAGCCTCCGCCGCCATTGCCGGCGCCGCCGCCCTGCCCGTATGCTGCAGGCTTTTCGGGCGGCTGCGCGTTCGCACCCTTTCGCGGCGATGAGCTGTAGACATTGAGCTGATAGTTGGTCATCTGCCGCGTGATGCCGTTGTCGACCCCGTATAATCCGTTGGCCTTGTAGGCCGCGCCGGAGCCGCAGGAGGCGTGAGCCTTGCCGGTAAACTCGCCGTACTTGGTGACGTCGCCAAATTCGATCGACTTCTCGCCATCGCCGTTTGCGCCCGGCGTATAGTGGACGCCGTTGACGACGATATCCTCCGGGATGACCAAATTCCCCTCCTTGTCATAGCCAACGCCGGCGCCTCCGGGGATGCCGGGCGCGCCGGAGGCGGCGAAGATCTCGCCGGTCATGGGGTCGGTGTAACCTGCGGGCGAGGACGCCCCGCTCTCCGCCGAGTAAGCGCCGAGCGTCGTGTGAGACCCATAGGATCCCGGTGCATCGCTGTCCTCGGCGTAAGGTGCGCCTGCGCCGCCCGCACCGCATGTGTAGTCCAGGACGCTGCCTGGCGTCGCATCCGTGACGGTCACGACGAGCACCTTGCCGCCCTGTCCGGGCGTGCCCGCCTCGCCGCCCGCAGCGGGAGGCATCTCGTACTTCGACAGGCCCACCGTCCGCGTTGTCAGTGTATAGTCTTTCCCGCCCACCGTAATACTCTTGCTATCGGTTGTGTCCTTGAGCACTGCGGTCGGCAGCGCACCGGGCTTGCCGCAGCTGCCTCCCTGACCGGGGTCGATGAGGACGGCCGTGTACGAGGTGACTCCCGCGGGGATCGTCCACTTGCCGGAGCCGGTGAGGAGGATCCGGCCGTCAAAATACTGTGAGGCGTCGGGCTGGGGCGGGGTGTAATCGACAAGCGCGGTCGTGCGAGACTTGAGGAGGCCCGAGACCTTGGTCTCACGCGAGACGATGCATGCGGGCACCAGATGTCCATCCCAGGGATGCTGGATCATGACGACATGGCCGGCGCGCTCGCCGCGCGGGTTGACGTCGACGGTCATGGTGGTGCGGTGCTTGTAGTACTCCGCCATGCGGAGCGCGACATCGGCGGCGTTGACGAGCGAGACGAGCTTAGCGTCTGAGATCGGGATGACGTACTCCGCCACGCCGGGCGTGACGGTGCGCGTGATCTCACTCATGTTGTGGATGTAGGTCATGCCGGTGAGGGTGCCGGTACCTGCAGCAAGGATCGCATAATTCGCGCCGCTCTCGAGGATGGTGAGACCGTCAGCGGCGAGGGAGTGCATGGGCTCGTCAAAGATGATCTTTTGCCCCTGCTCGGCGGTTCCCTCAAAGAGGGTGGTCTCGTCGGTACCGGGGATGTACTGGTGAGAGGTGACGGTGACGGCGCTGACGGGCGGATCCGTATTGGCGCTCGCCCTGCGGGAGTCCACACGCCCATCGGGGAGCACCGAGCAGATCCCATCCCATAATTTCTCGACCCTCAGTACGCCGTCCTCGTCCGTGCTGAGGTAGGCGCCGAGGACAAAGAGCACCTCGGCGAGGTTGTCGCGCGCGCTGCGGCTCTCGCCGTCGGCGTAGGGCAGCCAGTTGTAGATCTGGAGGGGCCGGTAGACCGTCTCGACGATGACAGGGATATCCCCGCAGATCTCGCGGATCACGGTCTCGGCCAGCTGGCCGGTGTAGACCCCGCCGGCGTGCGGCTGCGTCATCAGGCGCCCAACTGCGGAGAGGGCGGAGAGCGTGCAGAGATCGGGGCCGACGCGCTTGACGGACTGGAGATAGTAGGTGCCGCGGCGGCGGCCGTCGCGGTAATACTCAACGGGATCGTTGGTGTCGTAGCTGAGGATCGCGCCGGAGCCAAAGTTAACGGTGAGCTCGAGGCTGTCGGCCTCCAGCGCGTCGGCGCGCAGCTCCTTATACTGGTAGAGCGTGCCGCCGGGCGAGTAGATGCCGCTGTCCGCGGCGAGCATCTCGCCCTTATACTTGATCGCATTACTCATTGAGATTGACCCTCATGGTGACCGCAAAGCCCTTATACCAGTGCGTGCCGTTGTCCTCGAGGAGCAGATCGACCTGCTCGACGGTGGGGAGGGCGGTGCGCGTGATCTCGCCATAGGCGGGATCGTAGTACGTTAGGCGGACGGTAGTCTTGAGCACGGCGGCGAGAAACGTTTGAAGCTCGTCGGACGGGGTGTCGTTGAGCGTGACGGTGACGATGGGCTTGATCTGGAGGATGTCCTCCTCCTCGTTGCCGTTGAGGTAGACAAAATCATTTTCGCCGTGGACGCGCTCGTAGCGGACGGAGTAGCCGTACTTATGGACGAAATCGGTAAAGTCGACGGAGTCGACCTTGTAGGGGAGCTTGGACATTACGTGCCCTCCTTTCCGGCCAGCGGCGTGCCGCGCCGGCGGCTCTCGCTCTGCATGAGCGGGTAGAGGTGGCGGGCGACGGTGGCGTCGCCGAGGACAAAGGTCGCGTCGAGGGTGATGCTCTGGCGCTGGGAGACGGGCTGAGAGGTTGCGGGGGCGGGGGTGGGTGTAGATGCCCTCTGCGTGGTCTGCGTGCCTGTGCGGGCCGCAGAGCGCCAGAGCGCGGCCTCCTGCGCGTTGAGCACGGCCTCGTTGGCGTGGAGCTCGGCAATATAGCCGTCATAGGGCACACGGTCAAGGCCGTCGGCGTGGGAGCCGGAGAGTTTTTTAATGCCCGTATAGAGGTTATAGGGCACGCTCAAAAACGGAATCTGCTGAATCATGCCTTTTGCGAGAACACTACCGCCGACCTGTGCCGCCTTAACGGCTGCGTTTTTCTCCGCGAGCTCGTCAAAGGCCTGTTTGGCCTCAAGAACCTTCTCCACAACATTGCCGATTGCCTCAACGATGTTAGCAGCAACCGTTAATGCCTGCGCGCCGAAATTCAGCATGGCCACCGCTGTCGGTGTGAGCAGCTCGCCGAGACGCGCCATTGACTCGTTCAGCTTTTCCTGCGCTTCGTTGTAGGCCATGAGATCCGCGTTGGTGTCTTTCCACGACTGCCCAGTCTTGTCGAGCCCCTGTGTTGAGAGCTGATAGAGCACGAGCTGTGCGCGTTCGGCTTTGTTCGCGCACTTGTCGAGCTGCTTGTTAAACTCATCCTCGTTGGTTCCCGCCCAGTTGAGCGCGTCGGCGAAAACGCCCGTGACCTTTCCGGCCTGGATCGTCTCATTGATGGACTCACTTAAACTGTCAATGGGGATCGAATCTCCATAGGTCGCCCACGCGCCGATCACCTCGTCGATGAGGAACATGAGTTGCTCCTGCTCCAATCCGATTGCTTGCAGGTTCGCGGTCGCAGTAGCCGCTGACTGTGTGTCGCCCAGCACTGCCTGCAACGTTCCGTAGGCCTCCGCTGTCTGCTCCGCCGTATAGCCGGCGGCCGCGCTGGAAACTTCCAGCGTACCCATGATCTGACGGTATTCCGCGGTCGAGTCGACGATCTCGAAGATTGCGTCGACGACCTCCTTTGCGCCGGTAACGATCGCGCCGCCGACCAGTGCGCCCTTGAGCTCGCCGAGCGCACCGAGAACATTTTTTAGGTTAAAGCTACCGTCGGAATTGCGGAGTTTTTCCAGCGCGTCTCCGATCTTGCCGAGGCCTCCGTCAAATCCGCCCGTCTCGTCAGCGGCCTTCTTGACCTCCTTGCCGAAGCCGTCGATGGAGGTGGCGCAGCCGTCGGCACTCTCCTCGGCCTCCTTGAGGTACTTGCTCGTGTCCTCCAACGCCCGGTTGGTCTCGACGAGCTGGCGCTGTGCGGTCAGCAGGGATTTCTGGTACTTGTCGACCCGGGCGTCGCCCTCGCCGTAGGCTGCCGTCGCCTCCTTGAGCGCGGCCTCAAGGGCCTTGACCTTGCTCTCGCTGTTGGCGACCTCATCGGAGAGGATGCGCTGCTTCTCCCGCAGGGCCTCGGCAGAGTTGGCCTGCCCCTTAAACTGTGCGTCGACAAGCTTCATCTCGGCGCCGAGGTTGCCGAGCTCGCGGTTGACCGCCGAGAGCTGCCGCTTAAATTCCTGCTCGCCGTCTACGGTGAGCTTGGTCGTGATCTGGCGTACTGCCATTCCTTACACCTCCTCCGGATATCGTCCGCGTCGGCGCTCCTCCAGCTCCTGCAGGTCGATGACCTGCCCCGGCGTGAGCAGCATCCCCTCACGGATGGACAAGCTGAGCCTCCGCGTGAGCAGATGGAGCCAGTAATCACGCGTCACGGCGACGCCGTTTTTTTTTTGCAGCTCCACAAGCCCGAGGTCAATGTCGTGCTCCTCGGCCTCCTCGCGGGCAAAACCGAGGCGGACGGTCTCGACGATCGCGTCTCTGGCGCGGTAGACGTCGCGGGGCGCAAGGTTGACGCGGAAGAACAGCTCGGGGAGGATGGGGCCGCGCGTATGGCCCTGCCAGCGGCGCAGGAGCTCGCCCTGCTCGGCGAGCGTGGAGAGAAAATAGCAGGTGGCCTCAAAGCCCGGCTTGCCCTTGTCCTTGAGAGGATCGGTTAGGAAGCCCTTGGTGCCGAACTTATCGTATAGGTCAAAAAGCGCCTGCCCGTTGAGGAGAAGGTACAGGTGGTGCCCGCAGAGATCAATTTCGTGTGTCTTCATTTTCATGCCCTCCGATCTGAGAAAAGGCGCAGCGGGCGCTGCGCCTTTTGGTGTTGCTCGTCTCAGCCGCCCGCCGCGGCCTTGACCTTGCCGTTGACCCACTCCTTGGCGGCGCTCTCGGTCGTGAGCTCGGGGCTCTCGATGCGGTAGTCGCCGGTGGCGCAGGCGTCCACCGCGAAGGTCAGCGTGGGGCTGTCCAGCACGATGGTCTTCTGCTTGGTGTTGTACGTGCGGCCGTCAAGGCTCGCCTTGACCTTGGGATAGAACAAGCCCTTCCAGTACTTCGAGCCGTCGGGCTTCATGTTGGTCGTGTAGAACCCGAGACATCCATAGGGCGGGGTGTCGTCCGCCGAGAAATGGATATCCTTGGCACTGCCGGAGCTGTCGAGCTTGGCCCCGGTGACGGCCGAGGCCGCCTCGTTGGTCAGCTCGAGCACGCCGACGGCAAGCGATCCGTCGGTAAACTCCTTGATGTAGATCTTGCGGACATCGTCCGCGCGGGCCTCGACCTCCGAGAAATTGAGCGTCTCGGCGACGCTCATCAGGCCGCCGAGGTTGATCGGCGTGCCGTAGTTGGGGAGCGCGTCCGCCGGCTCGGGATTGGTTGCGTCAAACGGCGCCCACTGGAGCATTTTTGCGCCATACTGGGGCATACTCAGCCCTCCTTTTACAGATTCTTGTTTCCCAGCCAACGGTCATAGACCGCGGCCTGCGCGGCGGTATAGTCATCCGCGCATTTCTCGTTCGCCGCGCGGATGAAACCGCGCGCTTGGATCGTCTTGGTGCCGAACTCGTTAAGGAACGCGATCTCAGCGTTGCGCGTCTCCGTCTTGCCGCGCCGGCGAGTGCCGGTCGGCGTGACGTAGATCACGCGCTGACCGTCCTTGACCTTGACTTTTCCTTTTTTGATCGTCAGCGCCGTAATGCCCGTAGAGTAGTCCTTCTTCTGGCCCCGGTTCTGGTAGCCGCCCGGCTTGCCGAGGCGGCGTGCCTCGACGCGCTGGGCCTCGGCGGCGACGTCCGCCCCGGCGTTGAGCATCTCGTCGATGATCTCGTCGGGCAGCTCCGCGACCTCCTGCATCGAGAGGCGGAACTCGTCGAGGCCCTTAAAGGATATCTCAGCCATCGGCGACACCTCCGAGAGCCTCAAACTCAAAGACGTAATGCTGACCGGTCTGGTCGCTGGCGTTTGTGATGTCCGGCGCGGTAAACGCGTCGACGTCAGCCAGCGCCGCCCAGAGCTTACGCCGCGTCGCGGCCGTATTGGCCCGGAGCGGAGCGAGATAGTGCACCTGCACGAGCGCGCGCATCGCGTGGGCGCGGTTGTCGCCGAGCGCGTCGGCGTAGCTCGAAAAATTAAACGTGCAATACTCCTCGGGTGGCGTCTCACCGGCTTCCGTGACCAGCAGATCGGGCACGCATATCGCTACGACCGGCGTCACGGTATCGATAATGAGCTGATTCATCGTCATACCTTGCCCTCCTGCGTGTGCCGCTCGCACCAGAACTCCATATACTCCCCTGCGTCTCCGTAGGTGTTGATGTACAGGATATCGTAGTTGCGGCCGTCGTAGCGGATGAGCAGCCGCCGGTCCATCAGCTCAGGGTAGGCGCGCGTGAGAAACCGTACCTTGGCCTCGCCGAACTCGGCGTTGGCCCGGATCAGCTCCGTGCCGCTCGTCTGGCTGTACTGCGCCCAGACTGTGCGCACGACCTCGGGCTCTCCGCTGGCCGGATAGCCGTCCGCGTCGCGCCCGGAGGCCTGCCGCAAAAACTTGATGCGCTTGGAGAGCCTGCCTACGTCAATGTGCATCTCTCAGCCCTCCCCGGAGCCGGTGTCAGACTCTGGCACCGGCTCCGTCTGCTTTAGCTGGTTGATCATGAGCCGCACGACGCGATTCTGGTTGGCAGTCTGATCGATTGAGAGGCCGCGCCGGTCGTACTGCTCAAGCGTCAGGGCCTTGATGCATTGGAGATAGATTGCCCCCCTCGACGTTCCCTCCTGCGGCTCGCTGCATACGCCGGAGAGCATATAGCCCTCCGCCGCTGCCACATAGCCCGGAAGTTCGGCGTCGTCTGCATCAACCTTGCAATAATCGGCGATGTCCGCCAGATGCTCCGTCGTCCAGCTCATGGATTAGCCCCCAGTCTTGGGAACCGTCGCTACGACAACGCCCTTGTCGACCACGAGGTTGCCGCCGACCATCACATCGCCCAGGATGGTGAGCAGGCGCTCCTGTGCCTTGTAGCTCTCGTCCACGCGCACCGTGAAATCGGAGAACAGACCCAGCTCATAGTTGAGCGGGTTGCCGTAGATCATGGTCTGGATCGCAGCGCTGGAGCTGGCCGTCGCGGTGCTCAGGCTCGTGAGGTCGGGGCAGAGGGTATAGGGGATCACGACGCCGCCGTCGCGGATCACGCCGGTGTTCGGATTGGCCATGTCCGGCTCGATCGTGAACAGTCTGCGCTTCTCGTTCGTTCCGCGCAGCGCTCCGATCGCCTTGAGGTCTGCCTTGGTGAGCAGCAGACGGGCGCTGCCGCCGACCTCAGTGTCCGCGCCGTAGGCAAAATACAGCGTGTCGAGCAGATCGACGTCCACCGCGCTCACGTCGACGCTTGCGAAGATGTTGTTGCCCGCCTTGTTCTTGGCGATCTTCATGCCGTAGAACACATGGCTGCTCTCACCGTCGCCGTTGACGATCAGCTCGGAGGCTTTGCGGCGCATAGCACGCATCGCCATGCCGTAGATCTTGGCGTAATAGTCCGCCGGCGTCAGGTTGCTGATATTGCGGTCGACGAAGCTGGTTACCGACATATCATACGGTTTGATCTGCGCCACGCCGAAGGTTGGGTCGCTGCTGGCCGTGCGGGCCTTGCCCGCGGTGCTGGCTACCGTGTCGACCTTGGCGTCCAGCTCGGAGATCACATAGGGCTCCTGATACTCGCCCATGCCGGAAAGGTTGACCACACTGACCTGGTCGATGATCGCGCTGATCGGTGCGTCGCCGCCGCGGATGTCCGTACCCACGCCGGTGGGCTCGGCCAGCGTGGCGGTCGCCAGCGTAATGGCCTTGCGGACCTCCGCCGCGCTGAACTTGACCTCGCCGCCCTTGCGCAGGATCTCGGCGCGCTCAAGCGCCTTGTCCTTAGCTGCAGCCGGCGTCTCGGTGTGCTCGAGGAACTTGCGGTCCTGCTCGTCAATGAGTGCCTTGACCTCGGTGATCTCGGTGTTGAGGTTGCTGATCTCAGTCATCTTGCTCTTGTAGTCCTCGCGCTTGCCCTCCTTGAGCAGGCCCTCGGCCTCCGTCAGCATGCCGGCGCGCTTTGCCAGCAAATCGTTATACTTTCTGCGCATTGTATACCTCCTTCAAAATCTCATTTTCTCAAGCTCCAGTGCGGCTTCATCCGCCCAGTGCTCGCTATTGTCTGCGCACTCCGGCGCGGGGTTCTCGGATTTCTCAACGCCGCCGTAGCGCTTGGCCTTGACAACGCCGGCCGCAGGCTGTGCGGGCACAGCAACAAAACTCACCTCGTAGGCGTCGGCGGCGCCGTCAAGGTCGAAGTGACAGATATTCCCGTCATACTCACGCCCTGCGACGTGAGTGCACAGTGTCTTGCGCTGGTCTGCGCCGCAGATCGAGCAGTTGACGTGCCGCACCGAGCAGCCAATGCTGCACTCGCGGAGAATTCCGCCATCAATGGCAGCGATGGTATCCTCCATCGCTGCCGATCTGATCGTGTAGCAATGCATAATCAGCGTCTCGACATCGCCTTGCTTATCAACATCGGCATCGTAGATTCGCGCCGTCTGCGACTTGGCACTCCAGCTGTGGTCAAGGAGGACTGTCCGCCCCACGAAGATATTAGCGAGCTCCGCAAGGGTCGGTTCGGTAAACCGCTCCCAGTCTCGGTCGACCTGGTTGTCACAAGCCTTAAGCTGAAAAGCATACACTTCGTCGGCGCTCAGCTCGCGCAGAGCCTGCCGGTTGATGAGAGCAAGCGCGCGCTCATCAACCGAATCCGCCTCCAGCCTTGCCGCCTTAAAAATCATATCCATGTGATTACTCCTCTCCGGCGGCCGCGCCGCCGTTTCTCTGCGCGCTCAGCTCCGGCCACAGGTCAAGCGGCACATAGTTGAGGCTCGCGCGTCTGCGGCTGCCGCCCGGCACAGCCGGGAGATCCTCAAGCGCCGCAATATCGTCGGGGCTGAATACGCTCAGCTCGCTCATGGTGCGGTACCAGTTGGCGCGGCTTGCCGTGTCGCCCTTGAGCTCGGCCATCATGTTGATCCGCAGCTCCAGCCCGCGGGCAAGCTCGCTGTCGGTCAGCAGCTTGTAGCTCTGCTCCTCCTCGTACTGGGTCACAATGGGATGCAGCGTGCCGACGACGTACTCGATCGCGTTCTGCTCGTTGCTGCCGTAGGCCTGCTTGCCCTCGTTGAGCTTGTAGAGCGGCACACCGAAATAGCGCGCGATGTCCGTGATCGAGAGCTGCTTATTCTCTACAAACTGGGCGTCGCGGTTGCTGCCCGCAATACTCGTGTACTTGAGCCCGAGGTCGAGGATTGCCGTCCGGTGGGCCTTGCTCGGCCCCATGTGGACGCGCTCCCACTCGCTCCGCAGCCGATCCTTCTTGGTCACAAGCGACCCGTCCGCTGCCTTGACAGGCTGGCCCTTGTCGTCGGTCACATAACCGCCGAGGTCGGTGTCGGTCTCCAGCACGCCTCCCGGCTGTCCGCCGTTGGCGTAGTAGCTCAGCTCGTACTCCTGCGCGGCCCGGGCCGAGGAGATCACCTCGCTCGCCCTTGTCACCGTGCCGAGACCGATCAGGCCGTTGCGCGTGGCGTTCTTGTAGTGGCAGATATCCTCATTCGGCAGCCGCATGACCTCGCCGGAGAAAGGATGCGTCACGTCGTACCATACGCGCCCCGCCTTGTCGTGCCAGGGCTGTACCAGATACCACGGTACCGGGATCAGCTCCACCGGCTTGCCCGTGCGCTCGTCGCGCACGATCCAGTCGTAGCCGTTGCCGCCCTCCAACCGGCTCGTCTCCAGGACCTTCTTGCGGACAAACGGTGTCATTGCCTCATTGGGCCGGATGTTGAGCAGCCGCAGCAGCTCGTGCGGCACGCGCTCGCGCGTGTTGTTGTCGATCACATAGTTAGGCAGCTTGGCAACGCTGTCGCTCAAGATCTCGATGCAGCGGTCTACCGCGCTGAGCTTGCGCGCCGCGCTCTGCGGATCCTCGCCCACAGCAAGTCCTCCGGATGCCGTCAGGCTGCTCACCGTCACCGTCTTGCTCACGGTGGGCGAGCGTGCGGTCGCGGCCCGCAGGCCCTTAATAATGCTCATGTCTGCTCGTCACTCCCTCCATCTGGTGTATCGTCATAGCCGTCGAGCACAGACAGCGCAATCAGGCTCGCGCCTGCAGTGATCACGCCGGCCGGAACGTAGATCATACCTGCGCCCAGCGCGACCAGCGCCGCGCCGAGCAGCAAAAGGGCATCACGGAGCATGTCTCTCATCCGCTCAACCTCCTCACAGCGTAAAGCCCGGACGCGCCACAGCTGCGGCCAGATCCGGCTTCTGGTTCTTCGCTATCATCCACACGGCCATCGCAATAATGCTCGCGACCGCCGGGTCGATGCGCCCCGTCGACTTGTTTTTCAGCGGCTTAATATTGCCGTTGCCGTCCGCGTGACAGCGGACATTTCCAAAGGCCCAGCGGAAGCAGGTATTATGCACATGCAGCAGCGTGTGCCGCTGCATCATGTCGTCCGTCTCCTTCATCGCCGGGCTCATATTCTTGAGATCCTGCGGGATCTCGATGATCGGCACGATCGGCGCAAGCCGCTGCGTGATCGTCCGGCTTAAATACGGGTCAAATCCCACCATGCGCAGCTCGTAGCGCTCCCGCGCCTCGCGGATGCGCTCCTCCACCGCGCTGTAGTCGATAACCTCGCCCTCGCACAGGTCGAGGAATCCCGCTCGCGCCCAATCCCGATAAGGCACATGGTCGCGTGTGGACGCTTCGTCCGCCGTCGCCTCGGGCCGCCATATGCCATACGGCAGTAGCACCGCCGTGTCCAGCCCCGGCTGGGGTGGGAAGAGCAGCACAAACGCCGTCAGGTCGCGGCTTGTTGACAGGTCGACCCCGCCGTAGCAGAGCTTGCCGTCCAGCTGCCGCAGCCACTCCACGCGCTCAGTCCTCTTGCTTGAACCCCATTGCGTCTTGTCGTAGAGATTAAGCGATATCCACCCCACCGACTTCGTCGTGATCCATTGGTTGAGCCGCAGCCAGCGGAACTTGCGCTCGTTGGCCTCATTGGTCCTCGCGGCCATCGCCTCCATCCGGACATTGCGCAGCCGCAGATGCTTGCCAAGCGATGGATTGCACAGATACCACAGCGACTCATCCCAGATGTCGAGTCTCTCAAGATCGTCTGGATCGTCGCCAAAGAGTGCCGTCAAACCGTAGAGGATCGGCAGCCAGTTGGCCTCGTCTCGTCCGAGCAGCTCTTGCTCCGCCTCGGCAAGCTCCTCATCGCTCGTGTGACGCAGGGAGAGCACCGTGCGCACGTCGCCGCCCTCGGAGAGGATGCGCCGCAGCTGCCGCGCGTCGCGGATCCCTACGGCCTTCTCGTGGATCTCCCATCCAATCGAGTTGCGGTCGGGGTCGTCGCCCGCGGTCGTCAGCACGATCCATGCCGGCTGCCGCCGGGATGCGCCGGCCTCGCCGGTCATGACGTCCCACAATCTGCGGTTCGGCTGGGCGTGCAGTTCGTCAAAGATCACGCAGCTCGGCTTGTAGCCGTGCTTGGTGTCCGCGTCCGCGGAAAGCACCTGCATAATGCCGACCGTGATCCACTTATAGCCGCCGTTGCCGGTCCGCACACGCTTGCGGTACTCGATGCGCTTGCGGCTCTCGATGGGCCGCAGCTCGCCCTGTGCGATCATCTTCGCCGTCCACGGTGCGGTGGTCGCCATAAAGAGCGCGGCGTTATACACAATTGAGGCATTCTCCTTGTCCGCCGCGCAGACGTAGACCTCAGCGTTGAGCTCGCCGTCGGCAAAGAGGTGATAGAGGGCCAACGCCGCAGCCAGCTCGCTCTTACCGTTCTTTTTGGGGATCTCGAGGTAGAGATACCAGTACCGGCGCAGCGGCTCGGGATCGAGTGGGGCGGTGTCAGACTCTGATACCGTGTCAATCACCATCGTGCCGTAAAACTCCATCAGCGCCTCGCGCTGCCAGTCGTAGAGGCGGAAGGGCTTACCCGTGTCGGTCGTCGGCAGGCGCTCGACAAAGTCGCAGACAAACTGCCCCGCCTCGCGGTTGATGATATCCGCCATGCTACATGCTCCGCGCCAGCGCGTCAGCCTGACGCTGCCGCAGGCGCTCCGTGAACTCGTCCGCCCCGCCGTCCGGCGTAAACGCCGCAGCAGGGAGATTGCTCGGCAGCACCAGTCGACAGCGGCTTGAGACCGTCAGCCCCATGTCGTTGGCGCAGTTGCGCGCCTGCTTAAAGTAACGCTCCTGCACGCGGCCCCAGCGATCCACCGTGTCTGCGTCGCGCGGCTGCGCGCTTAGTGCGCGCTCAACCTCCAGCGTCGCGACCTGGTACTCGTGGTGGGCGATCAGATACCGGCCGAGGTTGTCCGCGTCGAGGTCGGTGTAGAGCCCGACGTCAATGAGTTGCCGCCCTATCGCACGGAATTCCTTGTGCAGTGACTTAGGCAGCCACTTAGGAGGCTTGGCCCGCTGCGGAGCCGGAACAACGACCTCACGGTCGCGACGCGCGTCCTCCTCGGCACGCGTCAGGTGCTTGCGCCCGTTCCGCACGACCAGCTCGGTCGGCTTTCTTGCTCCTGCCATTCGCCCTCTCCTTTCTGCGTTGCCGCTGAATAAATCGCTCCATATCCCGCTTGAGATGCGGGCTTGCCGTCTTGGCGATAATCTGCTGAGCTTCAGCAATCGTCATTTGCACCTCTCCGCACCAAACGGCTTATCCCAAAGCTTTTCTACTTTCGCGTATGTTCGAAGGTATCGGCTCGGCAATGTCTGCGAGGTAAATCGGCCGAACAGCGTGCCGACGTCAAAATACTTCTCCAGCGTAGCAATCTTTACAGCCATCGGTGCGCTCCAGAATTTGCGCGACCGGGCAATGCGGATCACGGACTCCGTGTCTGACTCGGTGCCGCGGTGACAGATCGCCGACAGGATCACTGTCGGCAGCGACTCGGTTCCCATACTCTCAACCGACCATAAACTGCGGCCCTGATAGATCAAATTGCCCTTAAGCCCGGCACCCAATACGCACCCCAGCTCACCGCGGTAGTTGCGGTAGCTCATCGGCTCGCACGCCATCGGCGTTGCCGGCATAGGCCGAAACGGTGTAGAGTGCAGCACGATCGACCACTGCTTCTCACGCTGCGGCGCACGCCCATCGGCTTCGCGCAGCGTGTCGAGAAACTCAAACCAATCCTCATCCGTCTCCGTCGGATATCCGACGATGTTGTAGAACTTGATCTGGTGAGGCTTGCCTTCGTAGCGCAGCATCGCGTCAAGAAATTCCAACATGATCTCGCGCGTGATAGGCTTATTGATCATGCGGCGCAGCCGCTCACTCATGCCGTCAATGGCTGTTGTGCGCAGGTGCGCGAAGTCGACGCTGCCGGGGTCATCGTGCAGATCAAGCATCGCGCGCTCCTTGTCTTCAATACCGCCAAACAGCGCATCAGACATGTGGTAATACTTATCGGGAGAGACAAATCTGCGGTGCCAAGTGTAGCCGCAAAAAAAGCACCTGTGATTGCAGCCGATCGGCCCTTCCTCGAAATTTCGTGTCTCGCTCAGCGCGATCTTGTGCGGATATGGATGATCGGTCTGTGCCATCTTGTAAATACGATCCGGCGAGAATGTCTCGCGGGCCGCAATGCTCTCATGTTCAAATCCGCCGTCGCGGTCAATGCCCTTAACAAGCAGGGCAATCAGATCCTCTCCGCGGCCAAACATGAAATAATCTCCGAACGGCAGGAACGGCGTAATGTGGAGCAGTCCTGCGCCGCCGATAATAACCTTGTAGCTGCCGGGCTGCCACCGTGTGCGCTCGGCGACAAAGCTCCACCAATCGCAGTCACTCGTCAGGCTGACAAGCACAATGTCATACTGGTGAACGGTGGCAATGCCTGCATAATCCACCGTATACCCAGCGCGCTCAAGGCAATCGATGATAACGCGTAGCCCGACAAATTGGCGGGTTTCCATGCACTCGTTCTTGTAATTGGCCTTGGCGTAAGCCTCTTGGACATAAGCGCAAATCCGCATCATCGCACCTCAAACACAAAGCCGCATTTAGGGCAATGGCACGTAGTGACAGGCGCATCATCGCGCGGAGATGCTGGAGGTTCGTCCAGATCGAGTGCCTCGGCCGGTGCGTCTGAAGTTGCTGCACCATGGAGTCCGCGCTCATGCGCGCTGACGTGGATCGTGTCGATCTCGCCCATCGTGAACCCGGTCAAATCGGTGTCAAACTTCAACGCCTGCAGCTCCTGCATCTCGAGCTTTAGCCTCCCGGCATCCCAGACTCCCGTCTCAGTCAGCCGGTTATCCGCGATGATGTAAGCGCGCCGCTGAGCCTCCGTCAGATCTCTCACCGTCACATATGGCACCGCGCTCATTCCCTCGGCCCGCGCCGCCTCTACGCGCCCGTGTCCGGCGATTAAATTTTTATTCTCATCGATCAGCACCGGCGAGACAAACCCAAACTGCCGCAGGCTCCGTCTCAGCTGCTCGATCTGGTCCGGGCCGTGGATCTTCGCGTTGTTCGCGTAGGGGATCAGCTCGTCGATGCGTATCATCGGTAAGTCTCTTGCGGCCACGCGTACCGGCGCAGCGGCCTGTTGCTTATCCTTGCTCATGTCATCCTCCTGCCTGTACTCTCCGATGCAGTTCCCGGCCCTCGACGAGCGAGGGCGCGGGAGACAAATCCGTGAAGGCTATGGCCGGCAAGAGCCGGGAACCACACCGGGGCATTACTTGTGCTGGGCTGTCCTGCGCATCCCCCGCCCCTCGCTCGTCGAGGGCCGCGGGGTCAATTGGGAGGAAACATCATGACCGCCCGTCGATGGACGGGGGATGCGCAGGACTCGCTCGTCATGGCTGTGCTTTCTCCGTGGGGAAAATTTCTCTCGCGGAGG